AGCGAATGGGCTATTGAATGTGGTCAAATCAATGTTACAAAAGCAAAAGTAATGGATACTGAAAAGTTTGTTGTTTGGAATCAAGGAAAGCTCGTTCAAATATATAAGACATCAAAGGAAGCTAAAGATTATGCAATTTCACTTATCGAAACAATCAATGCCAACGCTGATACTGGAATTAAATCGGTTACTAGAAAAAAATCAACTATTACTGATTACAATTAAATCAAATGATGTCCGTTCTAAAGATCAAAACAAGCGGCTTTGGGGTTATCTTTATAAGTCTGTCGGTGATTTTCTTGGGTATTCAAGCATGGAAATACATTATTTGTGCGGTGCTATGTTTCTTACATCCGATATAACCATTCATGGTAAAACTATTCAACACACTAAAAGCACAACTGATTTAACTGTTTCTGAAATGGCAGATTATATGACGCAAATTGAAGCGTATTTTGCACAATTTGGATGGTCTGGCGAATGATCACCATTCCATTAGATCAAAATATAGTTTATTACTGTCGTGGTTTATTAAAAAATAATAATTTTGGTCAGCGTGGTATAGCTGATGGAAACCAATCCGAACAGTTGCGAGGTATAGTTGGTCAATGCATGGTTATGGATTTGCTTGGTTTAGCATTAATGGAAGCTGATGGATTTGATAAAGGCATTGATTTTACATTTAATGGCAAAACCTATGATGTTAAAACAATGGGCAGAACTGTTGATCCGGAAGATTACTATGTAAACAATCTTATTAGGCATCAAATAAATTACAAAGTTGATCGTTATATATTTTGCAGTTTAAACAAAATTAAGATGAATTTAACTATATGCGGATGGATTGATAAAGATAAATTTGCAGAAAAAGCAAATTTTTATCCATTAGGAATGGAAAGAACACGCTCTGATGGCACTTCTTTTAAAACTAAAGCTGATCTATATGAAATTCCTAATTATCTTTTAAATCAACTTAATTCAATTAGTGATCTAATTACACTATGATTAAAGATGAAAGAAAACATTATGACAAATTGGTTCAGATTGGTTGCATTGTTTGTAGGAATCTTGGCTTTGGTTATTCAGCTCCACATATTCATCACATTAGGCATGGGGTTGGATTGGCTATGCGTAGCCATTGGAGTATGGCTATCCCTTTATGTCCAACTCATCATCAAAATGGTGGTTATGGAGTGGCACTTCATTCAGGGCAAAAGACATTTGAAGCAAAATATGGCTCGGAAGTAGATTTATTGCAACAAACTTTAGACTTGCTAAATAAGAAAGGATAAGTATGGTAGAATTTATGATAATTGCCATTTGCATTTTTATGGCTTTACAGGCTTTTAAATAAGGATCAAATATGGACAAAAAGGTATATTCAATTAAAGAAGCTAAACAGGATTTAGGCACAAAGCCAACGATTGGTGAATTTTGTTTAACTATGCTTCATCAAGGCACTAATTCACACATTATTCATTTACAAACTAAATCCAGAACTGAACACAAAATCTTGCAAAAGTTTTATCGTAGAGTTGTGGAAAAAGCAGACGATATTATCGAAATGTGGCAAGGCGTAAATGCTCCACAAATTATTGAATATCCTGATAAATGGATTCCGCCTTTAAAAAATGGTTTAGATGACATTATGCGATTTAGAAAATACATGGAAGATAATCGAGATGTATTAGGTGATGATTCTGGATTACAAAACCAAATGGATGACATGATGGAATTAATTAATGCTATTGTTTATAAAGAATCACGATTTGTGGAAAAGAAAGGTCCATAATGTCCGATAAAACATTAAAAGAAGCAGTTCAATACATTGCTAATGTATATAAATCTGTAGAACAAGAAGCTAAATCGTGGAAATTTAACCAAAGTGATATTGATTTTGAATTAAAGAAAACCAATCCAATGACAGTTGAATATGGTATTTTAATGATGATCAAACAAAGCGTAGATGCCAAGAACGCCACAAAGCACTAAATGTCGTGAATTAGGATGCATGAATCCTAAAACTAATAGATCAACATTTTGTGAACAACATGGTGGCGGCGCAACTGAAAAGATTAAGCAAAATAGTAAGCTATATTCAACATCCTATTGGAAACAAGTTAGATTACAACAATTAAGTGCCAAACCATTATGTGCTTGTTGTTTGTTAGAAGGTAAAGTAGTTCAAGCAACAGTTGTGGATCATATATTTCCACATAAACAAGATTCGGATAAATTTAAAGTGAATAATTTTCAAAGTTTATGCCCATCTTGTCATACAAATAAAACATTAGAAGAAAATAATGGAAAATATCTTTATTACTCACCTAATGGAATAATTACTTATACCGAAGCAGACTATGGCAAAACTATTGACCAAACAGAATTTACGAAAGATTTATAAATTATTTTGCACTTTACCGCCATTCAATGAATACAAAATGCCACAACCACAAAAAGTCCAATTCGGAATCATTGATACTAATGATGTATTGGGTTATTTTCATTCTGAACCTTACAGGATTGAAATTGATGTAGCTAATGACAGTTGGCTGAAACTATCGGAAACTATGTTGCATGAAATGGTGCATTTATGTAGATGTCATAATAATCACAATGACTTTACAGAGCATAATGCCAAATTTGAAATATATGCAAAAAAGATTTGTTCGTTATATAATTTTAATTTAGAGGAGTTTTAAAATGAAAGAAAAATTAAAGCAATTAGGCGATTTTTTATTAGAAGTTGCATTATTTGGTTTTAGAGTATTTTTATCTGTTTCATTTGCGCTTGTGAATGAATTAGTTGTTGTTTTAACCAAATTAGACACATTAATCAATAAAGAAATTACAAAAGTTGATGTTCAAGTTGCAAAGCCAGTTCAAGCAACACCAGCTCCAACAGGATTGACAATCAATTGAATTGGTTAATACAAATTGCTCCAACTATTGCATCAGCATTAGGTGGACCATTAGCTGGAATTGCCGTAACTGCATTATGCAAAGCAATGAATTTGAATGAACATGAAGTTCAAGGCATTATTCAAACTGGAAAATTGACATCAGATCAAATTGAGCAAATTAAGTTGGCTGAAATTGAATTAAAACGCCAACAACAAGAATTAGGTCTTGATTTTGAAAAATTAGCAGTTGCGGATAATGTTTCTGCTCGAAATATGGAAATTGTTACAAAATCTCATATTCCGGCAATTTTGGCATCAATTACAACAATTGGATTTTTTGGTATTTTAATTTTATTGTTTTTTAATAAAGTTGATCCAGCTAATAATGCATTAATGATTATGTTAGGTTCTTTAGGAACTGCATGGACTGGCGTTATATCGTTTTATTTTGGTTCATCTCATGGCAGTCAAATGAAAGATCAAATGCTTTATAATTCAAAACCAGTAAATCCAAATGAACAAATAGGATAAAAATGCAAATATCACAACATTTTACATTAGAAGAATTAACATTTAGCGAAATTGCACTACGAAACAATATTGATAACACACCAGACAATATTATTATTGGAAATTTAACTCGTTTGGCTAATTTGCTTGAACAAGTTAGAACATTAATTGGCAAACCAATTCGAGTTAATTCAGCATATCGTAGTTTAATTGTAAATAAATTAGTCGGTGGACAATCTAATTCGCAACATTGTTTAGGTTGTGCCGCCGATATTCGTATTGATGGAATGACACCAGATCAAATCATTAAAGTCATAATGGATAGCAATATTCAATATGATCAAATCATTCGTGAGTTTGATTCATGGGTTCACATATCAATACCTAATGGCGAAGGTTATGTGCCAAGACACAATGCTTACATTATTGACAAGAATGGAACAAGACCTTATCTCGCATAATGCGAAAACTTTTACTAGGACAAGACATGAATCGAACCGACATCTTGCGTAATGCAACCGAAATCATAAACCATGATAGGCAATCTACACATGGCAATCCAGAAGATAGCTTTGCCAATATAGCTAACTTGTGGTCAGCTTATCTTGATAAAACAATCAGCACACAACAAGTTGCAATAATGATGATCTTATTGAAAGTGGCACGAACAAAAAATGGCAACAATCACATTGATAACTTTATTGACATTGCTGGATACTCTGCATTGGCTGGCGAAATAGGATTGCGTAATGATGGCGAATAATAACTTAAAATTTCTTTGTTTTGCAAACGAGCAGGCGGGGACACAAATTCCTGCATTTGAAGTTTGTGAGGGGGGTGTATGACACAAGCACGCAACAAACTCCCACCAGAGCTTCACATTGTGCATGGCACGCAAGGAAAAAACATGGGAACAACCTTGCCTGAAAAAATTAAGCAAAGGATTCCCAAAGCGTATTGGCTTACCAACCCTTCCGCATGGAACGAGGATCGGTTCATCGAGGAAACTGCTGAATATCTTTACGCAGTTTATGGCATAGGTTCTGAACAAGACCAACATACTCTTTCATTCCTAGCAACTCAAATTACTTTGTATATTCAATGTTTGGTCAATGTAAAAGAAAATGGCATTGTTACTGAATACAATAATGGTAAGACACTTGGTCCAAGTCCATATATGGCTTTAATGGATAAGCTCTTGCAACGCATCATTGTTTTAATGAACGAACTTGGATTAACGCCTAGA